TTTGTGAATATTATAATAGAAAATACACTGAAACACTACTCACAATATATTATGAAGCTCTTAAAAACTTCAATATCGAACAGGTAATAAATGCTTCTAAAAAAATAATGGCCAATAGAAAATATACTTCATTTCCTGTAATTGCTGACTTTAGAGAATACCTGGAAGGAACTATTGATACAATAGCACATCAACAACTTATGATCGTTCTTAAAGATTTAAAATACGGAAATTATAAATGCCAGTATTCTGATCCAATTACTCAAAAACTAATGACTGATAGATGGAATATAAAATCTTGGGGAAGAACAGTCCTTACTTCCGAATTGGAAAAATGGTTTCCTAAAGAGTTTATTGAAGCATATAAAAACCTTGAACCTGTTAAAGAACAATTACAACTTGAACAACCAGTAACAAAAGAAATTAAAAAAATAACAGAGAACATAGGATAAACCAAAAACAAAGGAGATTAACATGCCAAAGAAAAAACAAAAAACAACCATGGAAAAAATTATTGAGCTCATTAAAAAAACAGTTCAGACCGTTAAAGAATACTTCCAGAATGGAGCTACTAACAAAAAACTCCGCCTGGAAATTCGCGGTTATAAATCCGGCAGCTCAAGAATGAAAAAAACAATAAAAGAACTGAAAAAAGAACTGAAAATATACATAACATCCCATGATGATGTTCTTAAAAAACTTCACGATTCTTCTCAAAAAATAAAAAAATTAGAAGATTTAAATGAAACCCTTGAAGATGAAAGAGATGAAGCTGTTAAAGAACTTGCTAAATATGTTATTGAAAAAGAAGAAGAAAAAACAGAAAGACCAGAAGCAACTTCAGATGCTAAATTTTAACCAAGAACACTTGAAGCATCCTTTGTCTGTGACACACTGCCTGAACTCCTTGCAGGAAGGCCTATATCTGAACCCAAGGGATGTCTACTCAAACCACTTCTTAATCCCGGTCTTGATGCTTCAGGTGTTTTTTTAAAAACATTATTCTTTTATTGGCCAAAGGAAAGGAGTTTCTTATGGAGTAAAAACAAAACAGTCTCTAAATCAACTCATACTTTAAAGTCGAGAAAAAACCCTTATTATGAAAATAACAGGGGTTTTTTTATAAAAAAAATAAATTCTTCCCCTTATATATAAGAGATTGCAAAAAGGGCCCCGATTTACAGGCATGTTATAATAAATAATATTGACAAAATTTAAGGTTGAATGTTTATTATTGGCTCATGAAGAAGAAAACTCCCGTAAAAAAATCCCCAAAGAAAAAGAAAGCCTGTTTAAAACTTACTATTAATCAGAAGAAGTATTGTGATTTATTGCCTTCATGTGATTGGAATCAGACTGAAGCATATATTCAAGCATATGAAACAAGCAATAGAGATACTGCCAGGAATGGTGCTGCAAAACTAATGAAGATTCCAAAAGTGCTTAATTATGTTTTAAAGCTCAAAAGGGAAATGTTTAATAAGATAGAGCTTGATACTACACAGATACTTCATGAAGAGCGAAATCTAACCAGATCGGATATAGCGGATTTAATGGATGAAAACGGATGTAATATTCCAGTTCATAAGCTTCCTGAAAATGTCAGGCAGTGCATATCACACTTTGAAGTTAAACAGCTTGAATATGATCTTAAAGGCATGCCGATCATAAAAAAATATATTTACAAGTTTTGGGATAAAGGCCAAGCATTAAACCGGCTTGAAAAATGTCTTGGTATGCATGCAGACACGAATATAAATTTAAAACTGGCCGGTGAAGTTGAAGGTAAAGTAACTCACAAAATGGATGCTGAAGAAGCTGCCAGAGCTTACAGAGAACTTGTTAATGGATAACGATATTTACCAAAAAATAATTATTGATCGTGTAAAACGGCTTGAAAAAATTCGATCCGGCAATGTGGATCTTGATGCCATAAACTATCACTATAAATTCAATCCAATAAGTTTTGTTAATGACTGGGCATGGACTCATGATCCCAGGCGGAAGAATTTAAAAACACTTCCAATGGTCCTTTGGACAAAGCAGGAAGATTATTTTGACTGGCTTGATGATCGTGTTGAACTTGAGGAAGATGGGGTTGTTGATAAGTGTCGGGATGCTGGAGCAACTTGGCTTAATTGTTGGTATTCAATTCACAGATGGATTTATTTTGATGGATTCAATATAGGTTTTGGATCAAGAAAGGAAAAGCTTGTTGATACAATCGGAGATCCAGACAGTATTTTTGAAAAGATGAGAATAGGCCTTAGACTTCTTCCAAATGAATTCCTTCCAAGAACTTTCAATATTGATAAACATGCTACTCATTTAAAAATCAAAAATCCTGTTAATGGGGCTGTCATTGCCGGGGAAGGCGGAGATAACATAGGAAGGGGCGGCAGATCAACAATGTATTTCAAGGATGAATCTGCTTTCTATGAAAGACCTTTGAAGATCGATGCCGCTCTTTCTCACAACTCTGATGTCAAAATTGACGTTTCAACTCATAACGGAATTGGAAACCTGTTTTATCAAAAACGGTTCTCCGGTAAATATCCTGTATTTGAATTTGACTGGACTGATGATAAACGAAAAGACCAGGAATGGTATGATAAGCGGAAAGAAAAAGAAGACCCTATAATTTTTGCTCAAGAAGTTGATCGAGATCCAGGTGCTTCTGCTGAAGGAATTTGTATTCCGGCCAGATGGGTAAAGGCTGCAGTGAATTTTGAAATACCGGGTGAAGGAGAAAAAGTTGCAGGATTAGATGTTGCCGATGATGGCGGAGATTTAAATGCGATTTGCTTCAGGGAAGGTTCTGTTGTTCCAAAACCAATTAAATCATGGAAAAAAGGCACTCCGGCAGAAAGTGCCAGAAAAGCTTATCATCTTTGCCTTGAGAATGGCATGCTTGTTTTAAAGTTTGATACTGTAGGCATAGGTGTAAGTGTAAGGGATGAGCTTGATCATAAAGAATATAAAGATTTAAAGGCTGAAGGCTTTTCATCAGCCAGTAAACCGACTGCCGGATGGTATATCAAGCCAGATCCAGAAAATCAAATCCCAGGCAAAAAAAACCGCGATCAGTTTTTAAATCTAAGGGCTGAAGCATGGTGGAAAGTCAGAAGACGGTTTGAAAAAACCTTTGAAACAAGAGAAGGCATTAGAGAACATGATCCTGATGATATGATTTCAATCCCTGATGATCGTGAAACAATTGCGGAACTTTCAATGCCAAAATATAAATATACAGATAACGGTAAAATAAAAATAGAATCCAAACAGGATATGAAAGCAAGGGGAGTGAAATCTCCAAACAATGCTGACAGTTTAATTTATGCTTTTGCTCCTGTTGAAGACAAAGGACCTCATTTCAGGGTAAGGCAAGTTTAAGGAGGAATTATGGCTTTTTTCGATATAACAGGTGATAGAAAAGCAGTTGCAATGTATCTTACAGGTTCAGCCATGTGGACAAGTGCTTTACGAGTCCAGGCGAAACAAAGAATTAATATTGGAATTCTTATTGGATCATTTGTCAGTGATATGCTTTCGGCTTACGCTTTTAGCACTACTATTTCCGGTATGGTAAGCACATTATCCGCGAGTATTATTCTTCAGAGAAGAATGCGTGAAGATACTAATCAGCTTTCAGGAACAGGAGATGCTGACTGGGCTTGGCGAGATGTTGAAGACTGGACTGTTTTGTCTACTTCCGGTGCAAGTGCTTCTGAGGAAAATATTTCAACTACTCCAGAACCAGAACCATGTGAATACAGAATAGGTTGTGGAGCAGGGCAATGGGATGCCGGAACTGCTATCCTTAGACTTGGCACTTCATAAGGAGATTTGATATGTCAGGAAATATTATAAAACCAAATGGCCTTACAAGAATTATTCCTGCAAATTATAATGTTAATTCAGCTTGGGATATGCTTTCTAGGTCAGTTGATGGATATGAAAAATCAGTTACAAAAACTTTAACAACAGCAGCAGCTCCGCATTTAACAAATCTTTTCAGGTTTGATGGGGCATGCAACCTGAATTTTATTTTTGGAGTGTTTACAGATGTAACAGACATTGCTGATATGACAGCATGTCATTTTGATATTTGGGATGGCACTACTTCAGTTAAGCTCACAGCAGCAGCAGGGCCGGCATTAACTGGTTATGGATTAGGATCATATTTCCTTAAAGATGATGTTGTGGCAAATGCTTTGATCGGTTTAAATAACGATCAAGTCAGAATCCGTGAAACAGCAGTAGGAACTCTTCTTGCTCCTGTAAAGCTTTCTCCAAAGGCCGGTGTGGATAATTATATCCGGTTTGGTTACACTTCTGCCAGTATCAATGTAACTATAAGGTTTGGACTGATTTATGTTCCTTCTGTTAATTATGAAAATGTATTTGCTGTATAGGGGTTCTTATGTCCGGTAATATTGTAAACAGAGATATTCTTAAAATTGACAGTTTAAAAACTGATGGCCTTGAAGGGATAAATAATTCTTTAGCTTACAGAGTCCATGAGATTGAAAAGCATTTACATAATAATGAAAAATGGTTTGGTCTTGCTGCAGTTCCAAATGCTGAAATTCACAGGGCAGACAGAATGGATGGAGTTATTCTTCCCTTTACCTTAACAGCCGGTAATAATGATTTTGGCTCATGGGTTCAGGTTTTAGGCAGTTCTGATACTCCAGTTACAACAGGTTGTTTAAAATTTGATCTTCACAGGTTTCTTGTAACAACAACAAACAGCACAAGTGCTTTTATTATTCAGGTTGTAAAGGGTGAATCAGCAGATATTGCTGCCAAGTTAGCCTCTGAAGATTATTCAGAGTTTCCTTATATATCTGCTACTAACAATGCAGATAGTGGAATCAATGACATTCTTGATACAAGAGTTTCTGTAGGCGAAAAGCTTTGGGCAAGATGTGCATGTGTTGGACAGAACGGAACTACAATTGCTTTTTATTTTGGAATTCATGAATACATAGGTTAATCAATGGGATTAAAAAACTGGATAGCAAATCGTTTTTCAAAAGAAAGCCTGGTTCAAGGCCTTTTTGTTATGGAAGCTCCAAATGGAGTAGTATGGCGGAAACGCGATTACCAGAATTTTGCCAGAGAAGCTTACATGAAAAACACCATTGCTTTCAGGTGTATTCTTGAAAGAGCATCAGCATCAGCATCAGTTCCCTGGAAACAATACGATGGTGAAGATCCTACACTTGAACAGCCTAAATGGTTAAAAAGAGCAAATCCGAATGAAAGTTTTAATTTTTTAGTCATGAGATTGATGGCTTTTTATCATCTGGCCGGTAATTCTTATCTTGAAAGAGTAGGACCAGTTACAGGAGAAAATGCCGGGCAGATAAAAGAATTATATGTTCATAGACCAGACAGGGTTGAAATTCTTTTAGACACAAAGAATCAAAGTCAAACTGCCGGTGCTATTATAGGCTATAAATACACTTTAAACGGAAAGCACAAGATTTGGGATATCGATCCAATAACAATGCAGGGTGATTTGCTTCAGTTTAAAACATTTCATCCTGATGATGATTTTTATGGTCTTGCTCCTACTGAACCGGCAGGCAGGGAAATTGATACCCATAATGAATCAACTCGCATGAATAAAAATCTTCTTCAGAATCAGGGCAGGCCTAGTCTGGTTGCTTCAGTTATTCTTGATCCAGATAAAGGATTTACTGAGCTCACTGATAAGCAGTTTACAAGAATGGAGCGGATGCTTAATGAAAAGTATTCCGGTGAAGGTGTAGGAAAAAGCCTTATTGTTGAAGGCACAAGAGGAACAAAGGTTGAACCGTATGGTTTTAATCCACAAGAGCTTGATTTTCTTGAAGGCGGAAGGGAAATTGCCAGAAAGATTTGTACTGCCTATAGAGTTCCTCCTCAGTTGATCGGTATTCCAGGCGAAACCAAATTTTCAAACTATAAGGAAGCAAGGGCTTCATTTTGGGAAGATACCGTTATTGGCGATCTTGAATATATTCAAGGTGAATTAAACAACTGGGTATATGCTGAAGATTCAAACCTGTTTATTAAGCCGGAGCTTGACAATGTTCCTGCATTATCCCATAAACGCGACAAACTATGGGAAAGAGCAGAGAATTCAAAATTCTTAACCATAAATGAAAAAAGAGAAATGGTAGGGAAAGATAATTACGGTCCGGAAGGGGATGTTATTTATGTTTCGGCAAGTGAAGTTCCTTTAGGTTTTGAAATCGATGATGAAGAAGAACAGGAAAAAGCGGCAAGGAAAGAACTGGAAAGCAAAGGTTTTTCAGAAACTGAAATTGAAGCGATTATTAATGGATGATAATAGATCCGAAAAACGACAAGGAAAAACTTCAGGCACAAACTGCCATGACCAGAACAATGGCAGGATTAGAAGTCGTTGGCCGGAGAAGATTTTTAAAGCTGTTGAACAAACAATATTTAAAGGCTTCAAGGCTTGTTAGCCAGGGTGTTATGAACGTGGATTATGCAATTACACAAGATGCAGGATTAATGGCAGAAACATTTATTGCCTATTATCTGAAAATTTCAAAAGTCTTTGGTGACTTTTTTAATGATGCCTTGAAAGCCGTTGAACGTAAAGATGCTGAATCTGACTTTAAAAGAATCATTCATGACTGGGCAACTACTCAGGCTGCCCAAAAAGTAGCAAAGGTTCAACAGACTACTAAAAAGGCTTTAGCAAAAATAATAAATAAAGGAATGTCAGATGGTCTAAGTAATAGGGAAATAGCATCAGACATTTTAAAAAGCGGAAAAATAACTAATCCACATAGGGCTTCTGTAATTGCCAGAAATGAAACTCATACTGGTTCGGTTCATGCGGTTCAAAAATCTGCTGAAGTTTCCAGGGTTGAAATGGAAAGGGAATGGGTAGCAAAGCTTGATGAACGCACTCGCGGTGTTGATCCAAATGATAAATTCAGTCATATTCGGGCTGATGGTGAACGTGTAGGCATGAAAGAAGTTTTTACAAGAACCGGAGAAGCTTTAATGTATCCAGGTGATCCTAACGGCTCTGCAGCCAATACAATTCAATGCAGATGTGTTGTCGTATATCATAGGGTTTCAGAAATGAAACCAAATATTGTAAGGGAGGAGTTTTAAAATGAAAACAAAATATTTAGAAGTGCCTTTTGCAGTGAAAGAAGATGGAATCAGCGATGAAGGCATTATTAAAGGTTTAGCATCTCCTTTTGGCGGTCCTCCTGATGATGGCGGAGATATTATTGTAAAAGGTGCTTTTGATAAGACTATTAAGGCAGGCGGAAGAAACGGAACAGGAGTGGTAATGCTTTCACAGCATGGCCGGAAAGATAAAACTCCTATTGGTGTATGGAACAGCCTTATTGAACGTGATAAAGGTCTTGAAGTTGAAGGCAAAATGTTTATAGGAGATCCGAATGAAGCTAAAGGAACAATGCTTGCCAATGAAACTTTTGTAGCAGCAAAAGGCGGAGGATTAACCGGGTTATCAATCGGATGGGATTTTCCAAGAGATAAGGATGGGATGAGACTTCCAGAATCTTTTGAATATGACAGTTCAAAAGGTTGCAGATATTTAAAACAGATTGATTTATGGGAAATAAGCCTTGTTACATTTCCCATGGCCAGAAGAGGTCAAATAACAAATATAAAAGATGTAGAAGGGATAAAAACTGAAAGGCAGTTAGAAGAATTCCTGAGGGATTCAGGAAATATGTCTAAAAAAGCTGCTCAGTTTATAGTTACCCTTGCAAAGCCTTCCTTGAGGGAGTTAAGGGAGAATGAAGACAAAGGCGGAGACAAGAACGGTGATGAGGATTTGCTTCAAATTCTTGACGTAATTATTAACAATGTTAAATCAAACTTAACGAAAGGAAACAATTAAAATGGATATTAATTCAAAAGAATTTAAAGAGCTGGTTGAAGGGAGTAAAAACCCGGAAGTCATAAAAGGCATTATATTAAATATGAATGCCATTGGTGAGGATTCAAAGAAAAACTTTGAAACACTTCAGAAAGATTTTCACGAGATTAAAGCTCTTATAGAATCAAGTGGCGAAAAGCTTGATCCGCTTGTTAAAGAACAGGTTGAAAAGCTTGGAGATTCTGTAACAATCCGGCAGGATGAAGCTGAAAAGAAAATGAATGAAAGGATGGATGATTTTGAAACCGCGATTCAGCGACTTCCGAAAGGTTATGATAACGATCCTGCTCTTATGGCCAAGGAAGCTGAATACCTGGAATCTTTTCGAAAACATTCTTTAGCAATCAAATCAGGTGAAGTAGGACTTGATGCTAAAAGATATAATGCTCAGAAAGAAGCTATTACTGCTGAAGCTTATGAAGCGTATAAAAAAGAATTTGAGTATGTACTCCGGCATGATGATAAACATATTACACCGGAACAGTACAAGGATCTTTCAGTTGGTATTGATCCTGATGGCGGATATGCAGTAACTCCTGTTATGAGTTCCAGGATAATTCAGCGTGTATGGGAAATGGACCCGATCAGGCAGATTGCTGCAGTTGAAAGTATTTCCACAGGTGCTATTGAATGGCTTGTTGATTATGATGAAGCCGGTGGCGGATGGGAATCTGAAACTGTTGTAACAACTGATACTACTACTCCTCAGTTCAATTACAAAAGAATTCCGGTTCATCCTCTTGCATCAAGGCCAAAGGCTACACAGACCCTTCTTGAAGATTCAGGCATAAATATTGAATCATGGTTGGCCGGTCATGTTGCTCGTAAATTCGGCAGGATTGAAGGAGCTGCATTTGTAAATGGTGATGGTGTGAATAAACCTCGCGGTTTTCTTACTTATCCAACATATACAACAGCAGGCACTGACAAGTATGGCGAAGTAGAGCAGATTGCCATGGGGCATGCAACTGAGCTGACTGCTGATGGCTTTTCCAATGTAAAATATGCCATGGTTGAAGATTTGATGGATCGCGGAACATGGCTGATGAACAGAACAACGGTAAGGGAAGCAATGCAGTTAAAAGACGGTGAAGGAAGATATATCTGGCAGCCGGGACTTCAGGCAGGACAGCCTTCAATGATTCTTGCTCTTCCGGTTCGTATGTCAACCACAATGCCTACAATTGCTGCAAATGCTCTTTCTGTAGCTCTTGCTGACTGGGCTGAATTTTACATGATTGTTGATCGGCTTGGAATAACAATTCAGCGTGACCCGTTCACAGTAAAACCTTTTGTAGAATTTTACTCAAGGAAGCGTGTTGGCGGAGACGTTATAAATTACCAGGCAGGCAAAATTGGTAAAGTTTCTGTATAATAATAAAATAACCTTTAAGGAGGAAAGAAAATGGCTTTAAGAGACAATTTCAGTAATCATAAATTTTTCCAGTGCATTCCGCCACAGAACATGCTTGCTTCAGCGGATCTTACCGGAGTGGACATTGACACTCAGGGATTTGAAGCACTGACTGTATGTGTTAATGTTGGCAGGCTTTCAGCAATTACTTCTGTAAGTTATATTCAGCTTATACTTGAGCATACAGATGCTTCTGCTTTAGGGCTTGGGCCTTCAACTTATGCAATAGTATCTGCTACAGATGTAATCGGTCCGGATGCTACATCTTTGACATCAGGCATCTGGAAAAAACTTTTTACTTCCGGTGCTACAGCACTTTCAACACTTGGAAGCACTGTTTATAAGGTTGGCTATCGCGGTAATAAGCGTTATGTCAGGTGCGTTATCGATCTGGTTGATTCGGTTGGTGCGGCTTCAGATGCCATTGGTGCTATGGCTATTCTGAGTAAACCGGCAAACTGGGCTGTTAATGAAGTTTATGATGTTTCAACTTCTGATGGCTAAAAAATAAAAGACAGGGCATAAGACTGCCCATTATTAATTTAATCGGCAGTCTAGCCTTCTCTTTATAAGGAGGATTTGTTATGTCTGAAACAGATGCAAGCTATACCACTAAAGTAGGTATAGAACAAAAAGCTGAAAAAATATTTGTCCGTGAAGACGGTATCATGAAGTTTTTTGATGTTGATTTTACCGGATTGTTTTTAAGGAACAATCTTTTATCAAGAACAATGAGAGGAACTACTTTAGGTTCAGCAGTTCTTTCAAATCTGAACAGTCGAGTAACTTCAGTAGGTGCGATTGTAGGAGCTCTGTCAAATGACATTCCAGGCGGAACATGGGATTTCGTTCTTGATACTGGTCTTTCATTATTTTCAATGTCAATGCCGATTGCTTCTGAGTTTTCAGGAGTTGAACTTATTTTTCGCGGAGCTGAAGTAATTACAGATGGGAATGTAATTCTTCTGGCCGGTTCTGCAGGCGGTGATTCAGTTCTTGGTTTGCAGGGAAGCGATCTGTCAAGTATTAATCTCAGTGCTGATTTTTATCTTAAATTTGTTTCTAATGGTGCTATATGGTCAGTGCAAGATAGAAACGGTTCTGCAACTGAACAGGCTTCATCATAGGAGAATAGATAATGTCTGAAACAGATGCCAGCTATCAAGCCGATGTTGGATCAGAACAGAGTGCCGATACCATGTTTTTAAGGGCGGAAGGGATTTGTAACTTCTTTAATTTTGAAGCATCCGGCATATTTTTGAGAAATCATTTTCTCAGCCGTATTATGAAGGGTGCTTATATAAATTCCGTTGTTCTTTCAAACCTTAACAGCAGGCTTACTTCTGTAGGTGCTATTACAGGGGCATTGTCATATAATGTGCCTGCAGGCACATGGTATTTTTCATTAGCTACCGGGAATTCATTATTCTCAATGTCTGTTCCAAATTGTTCTGGCTTGTCTGGCACTATTTTAATTTTAAGAGGTTTTGATGTTGCAGGGGATGCCAATGTTCTTTTAAATGGTGGCACTGGGGCTTCTTTAATTGGTACTGCCAATGGAACAGATTTATCCAGCATAAATCTTAGTGCCAATTTTTATTTAAAATTAATGGCAATTGGAGATACTTCATGGGCTGTTCTTGAACAAAATGGATCGGCAACTGAAAGAACTTCTGCATAAGGATTAAAAAGATGACACTTGAACAAGTAGCTGCACATTATCCGGTTGATGATGTTGAAGGCAGTATTACTACAAAGGCAGGCTTTAGAAGAAACGGTGATCTGATTTTTGTAAGAGAAGATGGATCGTTTAAATTCTTTGATGCTGATTTTACAGGATTAGCTTTAAGCGGAATTATGCTTCATGATTATATGCTAGGTTTAAGAAATAGTGGCAATATGTATTTTGATAATACAAATGCTGCTATTTTAACGGCAGGCATTTTATCATGGCAGGGAGTTGTTGATTTTGTTCAATTTCCAATTTTAATAGGACTTTTTCCATTAACTATTACAAATGCAATAAGCAATGGTAATGTTTCTACTCCTTGTGTATCTGTTTCTGGTCAAATTTTAACTGTTGAAGGAAAAGATACTGCTGTTGGTGCAGATATAAGCTTACAGTGGAATGTTCAAGGAACAGGGGCTTCAATTACAGGAACAACCGGATCAGACCTGTCAAGTCTTATCATGAAACAAAGAAGTTTTTTAAAATTATATTCTGCCAATGGCGATGCATGGCAAGTGCTTGGTAAAAGTAATGTGACAGAAAGAGCTTCATAATAAAATTATAGAGAGGAATAAAAAATGAATAAAATCAAAATGAAAAGAACTTTACCAGGAAGTAATGATGGACTTTCAGTAAAAGGTTTTGAGAAAGATAAAGTGTATGTTGTAGGTACTGACATTTCTCCTGATCTTGCTGAAACTTTTGTTAATATTGATGCTGCAAATCCTTTCAGTCAGTCTCAGGAAGATGCTTTAAAACCAAATCCTCCTGAAACGGAAGAAGAAAAAACTCAGCAGAACGATAATGAAGCTCCTAATCAGAAAAATGAAGACGGAGAAGGAGAAGGTTCTGATTCTACTGAAAGTGAAGAAGCAGAATCTGAAGATGGAGAAGGCAAAGAAGCTGAATTCACAAAAGACATTATTGAAGGCATGAAAAGAGATGAGCTTGTTGTTCTTGCCGATTCAAATGAAAAGATCAATATAAACACTGATGATAAGGCTTTTAAGAAACGGAAAAAACTGGCTGCCGAAATAATCAAACAACTGGAGCTGTAAAATGGTTATCCGTTATGGTGAATTTGTTCCAAGGGATTTAAGCAATTATCCCATTTATCCAAGGAACTCTATCTATCCAAGAGCTTGGCCTGCTGATGGTAATGGTCAATTTGCTGTTACTACTCCGCCTACTGAAGAACCTATTACTGTTGATGAAGTAAAGTTGTTTGGTCGGATTGATGGAGACTATGAAGATGCTCTTATTCTTGGATTAATAAAAACAGCAAGGGAAAACGCTGAACCGTATCTTGGAAGGGCAATAGTTACACAAACAATTACTTATGCCATGGATTACTGGCCTTCATATGTAATTGAATTGCCAAGGGCAGGCGGATTAATAGCCATAACAAAAGTAGTTACCCTTGATGAAGATGATACTGAAACAGTCTATTCATCAGATAATTATTATTCTGATACTCTTTCAGAACCGGGTAAATTAATCATCCGGCAAACAGCTACACTTCCGTATAATTCGGATAGATCGCATGGCGGATATCAAATAGTTTATACTGCCGGTTATGGATCGGCATCAGATGTTCCTGAAGGCTTAAAAACCGGATTAAAATTATGGGTAATGCATGGATATGAGAACCGGACATTAAGCAAAGATCCGCCACCTGAAGCCAGAGGATATATAAATAATTATAAGATCAGTAAAGGCCTAAGATAAATGACATGGCTCGCTCCACAACTTAATAAAAGAATAAAGCTTCTAAAAGCTATTCAAGATCCTGTTGATTTTGGCGGCATGGAAAGAAGTTATTTACCGATCACAAGTTTATGGGCAGGAATGAAACCAGTTAAGGGCGGTCAATACATTCGCGGTGTTCAGATTGATAAAGAAACAACTCATATTTTTACTATCCGGCAATCAGGGGTTTTAAGCTTGGGCCGGCAGTTTGCCACAGGATTTTCAAGTGGATATGACTCAATAGCTGATCAAGCTCCGGTAAAAGTTGAGTATTTTATCTTTCTTGATTATGGAAGTCAGATTACAACGGCTTTTTCCAATGCTTTCTGGCTCGATTTTACAAAGATCAATATTTATGAGGGAAGATTATTCAGGATAAGGACAGTTGAAAACCATAAAGAACAGCATGAATATTTTATTATGGAATGTAACGAAATTGAAGAGCAAAATACTGGTTATAAAATATGACTGAAGAAACTCGCATTCAGAGAGAAAATGAAAAAGTAATTGCTGAATTAAAGAACATTCCTGAAGAAATAAAAGGAGCTCTTGATGAAGAACTTACTTTTGCCGGTGAAGCTATCAGAACCGCGATTATAATGAATCTTCAAAGAGGTAAAAAATCCGGCAGAGTTTATCTTTTTCGCGGTGCTCATCCTGGTGAAAAAGCAGATCGATATTTTAAAGCTCCACAGGGTCATTTTTACCCTGCTGTTAAAAGAAATAAACCTCATCAGGCATCTGCTCCTGGTGAATCTCCGGCAACTGATACAGGGGAGCTTGTTTCAAGGATTGTAAGTTTGGCTCAGTCAGGCGGAGTAGAAGTTGGAGCGTTAGCAGGAAAAAATAAAGTACCTTTATGGCTTGAAGAAGGCACAAGGTTTATGGCAGCAAGGCCTTACATTGAACCGGCCATAAAAGAAACAGAAAACGAAATTGAAAATAATATAGCAAAGGCTATTGGAAATATTTTATCATGAAACTTGGCAAAGTAGCATTAAAATTAAGGCTTAATAATAATACAAGATTTGAGCAAAGAATCTTTGGGGCAGCCGATATTGCAACTCTAAAAGATGCTACCTTAACTGAAGATATGGCATTTGTAATTCCTTTGAATGATTCTGCTCCGCCTAATACCGGAGATAATCATATTAATCAATTAGTAACTGAACAATTTGGAGTTATAGTTGCTTTAAAGGCGGATATAAAACAATCAGATAAAACACATTTAATTCCTATGGATCTGATTCATAATGTCAGGGATGAAATCAACAGTCAGATTCTTGGATGGAAAATTCCAGATACTGATGATGATACAAGTAATTATGAAGGTTTAATTTATTATGCCGGTGGAACATTAATTGATATTAACAGGGCTTGGGTATGGTGGCAATATGCATATGCTACTACATTAAGATTTTGCAGTCCAGAGAATACTGCTGATGAAGGCACAAGCGAACTTCCGGCATTTTTAAGAGCGTATGCTCAATATGTATTAAATCCAGATGATGATTTTTCAATGGGCGGAAGAAGCCTTCCTATTCCCAGTAATGAAACCGATGCAGAACAACTTGTAGAATAAGGAGGAAGTATGGATAAAGCCACAGAAAGATTTTTAATACCAAGAAAAGGATTAACGGTAAGAGATCCGATATCTAATGAACCGCTACCGGCAGAAGGGATGATTAAACCATGGACAGGATCAGCCGGAAGATATTGGAGAAGGCGTGTAAATTGTGGAGATGCAACTGAAGGAAAACCGTCTACCACCAAACCAGAGAAACCAGAGAAAAAGGGAGGTAAAGACTAATGACTATTAATTTTAATGATATTCCTACAACTATGAGAACTCCTGGAGCTTATACGGAAGTTGATAATTCAAGAGCTTTACAGGGACTTGCTGCAAATCCTCATAAAGTTTTAATTATCGGACAGAAGATTTCTGCCGGTTCTGCCGCACTGCTTGAACTTAAAGCAATTACAAGAGATGATTTTCCGAATACATTTTTTGGAGCAGGAGCTTTACTGGCAAGAATGTGCAACAAGTTCAAAGAGAATAATCCAAACACTGAACTCTATGCAATCGCGGTTAGTGATAATGCTGCAGGGGTTTCTGCTGAAGGTATTATTCATACATCAGTTGGACTTTCTGCAAATGGTTTTTCAACAGCCGGAGCAGGAACTTACAACCTTATGATTAACGGTGTAGCAGTTGATGTTCTTATGACTTCAGGACACTCTACTGCCGATGTAAACAGTGCTATTGTTACAGCCGTAAATGCTAAATCAACCTTACCCGTTGTAGCTTCAACCAATGCTACTTCAGCAGTTCTTTTAAAAGCGGTCAACAATGGAACACCTGGAAACTATATTAATTTCAGGGATAATTATTATGATAATCAATCACTTCCTTCAGCATTTACAGGTGATTCAGTTCACATGTCAGAAATGACAGGCGGAGCTAATGATCCTGATATTGGAAGTGTATGGGCTGTTATTGATAACGAGCAGTATCAGTACATGATTCAGCCTTATATTGATTCCGCGAATCTTACTGAAATTGAAAATGAACTTTCTGATCGCTTTGGTCCTTTAGAAGATATTCAAGGTCATGGCTTTACAGCAGTAAGAGGAACTCAGGCATCATGCACTACTCTTGGTAATACAAGAAACAGTCCTCATAATACTATTATGGGAGCATATGATGCTCCTAACGATCCTGCAGAATGGGGTGCGGCACTTGGAGCACAAGCATCTTTTAATCTTAATAATGATCCTGCAAGACCGCTTCACACACTGGAACTCAAAGGAATTCTTCCTCCGCCTATTGAAAACAGATTTACCAGGGCAGAGAGAGACATCCTTCTTTATGATGGTATTGCTACTTATACTGTTAATGTTGGCAAGGTTCAGATTGAAAGGTGTATTACTACATATCAGACAAATGCTCTTTCAATACCGGATGCCAGTTATCTTGATGTTCAGACTTTGGCAACCCTTTTAGAAATCAGGTATCAGTTTAAGGTAAGAATGACAAACAGGTTTATTGTGCCAAGATTTAAACTGGCTGATAACGATTTTCCAGTTCAGGCCGGATCAAAAGTAGCTACTCCAAGCATTGTTAAAGGAGAATGCATTGCATTGTTTACACAGTTAAGGGATATTGGCTTGATCGAAAATCTTGATGATTTTATTACTAATTTAGTTGTGGAAAGAAATGCAACTGATAGAAACCGGGTTGATGTATTATTGCCACCTGATTTAATCAACCAGTTCAGGATTCTGGCAGGACTCGTACAATTTATTTTATAAGGAGGAATTATGTCAGGTAAAATAACAGGCAGGGTTCAAATTCTTGTCAATGGAGATTTGCTGTTAAGTAAAACCGGAGCGACAGCCAGTGGAATTGGAGTTTCTGGACAGCAGGCATATGAGAGAAAGGTTGTTATCGGAGATGGAGGAGTTCATGGCTATGTTGAAGAGGGTGTAGAAGCATTACTGGAAGTTACAGTTACTGATAGAAGTGATGTTATGCTTAATGACATTGCTCAGATTTTTCAGAATGGTACTGTTATTTTCCAGGCTGCCGGTGGCGGAAAATCTTATAAGATGGAAAATGCTACCTGCCTGAACAACATGGAACTTACATCCGGTGAAGGTGAAGTAACTGTTCGGATGAGTGCTTCTTACTGGACTGAAACAAGTGAGGATTCATAATGAAAGAAAATCAGATTAAACTTCAGTTTCCAATTCCGGTTAAGCAGGAAGAGGGCCCCGATATTGAAACTGATATTTTAACTTTTCAAAGATTAAAATTAAAACATTTAAAGGTTCTTCCTGATTCTGTATTTGAAGGGGATGGTGATCTTACACCTAAAGAAGCAATTCCTTTGATTGCAGTGCTTACAGGAATTCCTGAAGAATCTGCTGATGAGATCGATATTATTGATCTTGAACCGATTGCAGAAAAGATACCGGATTTTTTAGCATCATTCCTCAAAACTGGAAAGAGCTGATTTGGGGAATGTGCGGAGTCTTTCATTTTGAACCAGATGTAGTATGGGAAATGGATCTTGATGATCTTAATTTTTGGACTGAAGGATCTCAGAAAGTGATTAAATGGCAAAACAGTTTGACATAAGCATTCTTTTAAAAGTCATTAATAAGGCCACTAAACCTTTAACTAAGATAGATACTGGCTTGAAGAAGGTTGACAAGAGTACATCAAAGCTCAATAAGTCTATGAAAAAGCTTGGTGACCAAACTGTTAAAGTGGGAAAAAGTTTCAAGAAAGTAGGTTCTTCTCTATCGTTAAAATTAACTGCTCCTCTTCTTGGAGCAGGCCTGATGGCTTTAAAATCTTCAGCCGATATTGAAACCATGGGAGTGGCTTTTGAATCGATGCTTGGCAGTGCTGAAAAGGCTTCAAAGGTTGTAAAAGATCTTGTTGATTTTACCGCAAAGACTCCTTTTCAATTAGAAGGAGTTGGAAAGGCTGGAAAACAGCTTTTAGCTTTTGGAGTAGCTGAAGAAGATTTAATTCCAAGATTAAAAGTTCTTGGAGATATTGCAGCAGGGACAAATGCTCCTTTGTCAGATATAGCTCAGATTTTTGGTAAGATAAAAGCCAAGAATAAAGCTATGACTGAAGAGATTCTTCAATTGTCTGATCGCGGTATTCCAATTATTAAAATGTTGTCAGAGGAATATGGTATTACAGGCGAACAAGTATTAAAAGCTGCTGAAAAAAGCAAGTTGAGTTTTGATGTTATTTTTAAGGCCATGACAAAGATGTCTAATAAGGGAGGTATCTTTGAGAACCAGATGGAAAAACAATCTAATACCATGGCCGGTATTTTTTCCACTTTAAAAGATAATATTGTAATTGCTTTTGCCACTATTGGAGATGAACTTGATAAACAATTCAAGATTAAGGAAGCAATGAAAGGCTTGATAGTTACAATTCAGGAAATGACTAAGGCTTTTATTGCATTTTCAAAGGCTCATCCAGGCATAATGAAAGTTATTTTTGCATTAACAACATTTCTTGCTGTTTTAGGTCCTATCCTTGCAACTGTAGGCTTATTTATCACTTCAATAGGTGCTATTGTATCAGGTTTGGGGTCTGTGGCTATTGTTTTAGGGACAACAGCCGGAGCATTAGCTATTTTTATTGGTGCTTTTGCAGCAGCAGCCGCCGGAATGGTTGCAATCATTACTTTAATAACATTAATCATAAAAGATTTTAGAATTTTTAAAGAACTCGTAAAGGATTTATGGGATAAAGCAGGACTTTTAGCATTTTTAACTCCTCTTACTGCTATGATTAAGACTGTTGAGCTGTTAATTAAAGGTTCACAGAAGCTAAAACGTGTAATTTCAGGTGAAAAATCCCCTGAAGAAGTAGCTCAAGAAAGACAGCAAACCGGATTAGCTAACCTTGCCAAGCTTGTTCAGCAACGTCAGGCAGCACAAGGCACAGAATCAAAGATTTTAATTGAAGTAAAGGGGAAGGATGGGGCAACTGCAGATGTCAAGAATGTCAAAGGATCAGCCCCGGTAGCAGTATCAAATGAAGCACTTGTAGGAGCTCTATAATATGACTTGGAGAGATAATTTATTGCAGGGTAGCTTTCGCGGTGTTCCTTTTGAGATAAGAACATCTGATGCAGGCTTTGGCAGGAACAATATTCTCCATAATTTTCCGTTTCAGGATGAACCATATCTTGAAGATTTAGGTGAAGATACACCTGATTATCAGGTTGAAGGGTATATTATCCAAAGGCCTGAAAATGATTTTGATTATTTTACAAACAGGGATGAACTTATTACTGCCATGAGAACCAAAGGAGATGGATTATTGATCCATCCTTTTTATGGTGAACTCATTGTAGGTGTATTAGGAAAAGCAAGATTTTCTGAAGTCATAACTCCTGAAGGCGGAATAGTCAGGTTTAATGTTAATTTTGTTATTTCCGGCAGGAAGGTTTTACCGGGAACTGTTGTTTCTGCTGAACCGGCAATTGATGCTGTAGTTGGCACTTCCAAAGAAAGTGCTGAAATAGACTTTCTTTCTAATTGTGATACAGAAGATGAACCAGGATTTTCTTTAGAATCATTGGCCAGTAATATTAGTACTGGCATAAAAATGATACGGTCTTCAATAAATTCTATTAAAGAAACAGTTGATTCAACTGTTAGCACAGCAATTTCTACATTATCATCATTACAATCAAACCTTGATTCAATTATTGATAGTCCTGCTGATATTGGTAATTCTATAGTATCAGCCTTTGATATATTTACTGATTTAGTGGCAATAACAGATGATACTCTTGATCCTGATCGTATAAGCAACAATTTAAACAGAACAGCTTCAAATGCTGCATTATCTATTGCTCGTTTTGGAGAAATATTAGGCTCTTCAGATGATCCCAGTCCTTTTGGTGGCCAGATTGAAGAAATACCCATAACTACTCCGACAAGGGCAAGACAGTCTGCAAATCAAACAAGCACAGTGGATTATTTTAGAAGTTTAGCATGCATAACAGCATGCCAGATTGCTGTAAGGGTAGTATATGAAAGTTCACAGGAAGCAACAAATACCCTTGAAACAATTACTGCTGTAATTGATGATTTGCTTTTAAAGCTTGGTAATGAAACAGGCGGAGTAACTTATGGAACATATAATATAGTTTTTGAAACCAGTAATATTTATACTTCTCTTGAAGAAATGAGAAGAGAATTTACAAAAATCATGATTGATCTTGGGGCTTCCCTTGCTGATATTGAGGATTATGAAGTTCCTGCTGAAGTTATGACAACTTTAAACCTTTCATATGATAAATATAAAGATATTGACAGGGCGGATACTATATTTGAACGGAACAAAGAAGACATAAAACATCCTGGTTTTTTACCGCAGGGTGAAACTATAGAAATTTTGAGTGCTTAAATGGAAGATAATATACAATTAATAGTAAATGGGCAGGCATATGAAGGATGGCAGGAAGTAGCCGTTCAGCAGTCTATTATGCAGATTGCCGGAAGTTTTACTATTAGGGCTATTGATAGATATCCTGGTGAACCTGGATCATGGGGAATGTCAATGGGTTCAGAATGCCAGATAAAAATAAACGGTAAGAATATTATTGATGGTTATATTGATACACTTCCTGTTAATTATTCTGAATCTGAGCATGTTCTTGAAGTTAATGGAAGGGACAAAACAGGGGATCTTGTTGATTGCTCTTATTATGTTGCCGGTAAAAATGAATGGGTAAATACAACCGCTTTATCAATTATAACTTCTTTGGTAGCTCCTTTTGGTATTACTCTTGAAGTAAATGCAAGTGTTTCTTCAGCAGTTTCAGCCAAGATACCAAAGTTTTCTTCCAATGTTGGAGATACCATATTTACATTAATTGATAAGCTTGGAAAGGCACTTGGTTTTATACCGATATCAACTGGAAATGGAAAATTAACTCTTACTTCAGCCGGAGATACATATGCTACTGATTCCCTTAAATCTGGAGTGAACATAAAAGCCGGTGCATTAATACAGTCTAACGTGGATCGATATCAGACATATTATGTTCTTGGCCAGAATAACGGAACAGATTTTATAACTCCAACTGCTTCTACTCAGCCCATAGGATCTTATACTGATTCTGTTATTAATCGCGAAAGAACACTTGTAATTGAAGCTGACACTCCTATTGATATAAAAAAGGCAAGAGAACAGGCACAATGGGAAGCACTTGTTCGGGCCGGCAAATCAAGATCAGTTAAATATACTGTTTTAGGATGGAGTCAAACAAATGGCAATCCATGGCCGTTAAATAAATTGATTCAGGTATATGATAAAGCCTTGAGTATTAATGAAGCTTTTTTAATAACAGCAATAACCTTTACTTTAAGCATTGAAGAGGGTGCAAGAACGCAACTTTTATTAATGAATCCAAATGCGTTTACTCCGCTTTCTTCAGTTCTTGGAATTAAAACAAATTTTGATGAAGGTTCATCATCAGATTTATCATTCTTATCAAAGTTGGAATAATATGAACAAGTCTATATTTGACAGAATGGTTGCTCCGATTAAGAGGAAAATATCAAGGATATTTAGTGTTGGTATATTAAAAATTCTTGATAACAGTGGATACACTCAATTAATTCAGGCAACTTTTTTAAGCGGAGAAGTTATTTCTGATTTAAGAAGACTTCAGGAATACGGTTTTGCTTCATTTCCTTATTCTGATACTGAAGTTTTAAGTATATTTGCCAATGGTAACAGAGATCAGGGGATTGCTTTTTGTATTCATGACAGGGATAAAAGGCCAATTGATTTAGTTGAAGGAGAAGTAGCTGTTTATGGTCCGGATGACATTAATTCAAACCAGAGAATTCATTTTAAGGCCAATGGAAGTACTGTTATTGATGGATCTAATAATGTTACTTTAAATGCTGTAAATAATGTTAATATTAATTCTACTAAAAAAGTTGATATAACTGCCAATACTAATGTTAATATAATTTCCACAACCGGAAATGTAAGCATAGAATCTACAGCCGGAGATGTAATAGTTGAAGCAGGAAATACCGTTAAGCTTGGTTCTGGAGCAACTGCCGGAGTAATAAGGGCAGGAGATGAAACAGATGTAAATGCCGGGCATAAACATCCAATATCAGTAGGAAGCACAAAGGTATTAGCCGAATGAGTGGAGATGTAAAAATAAAATGGGATAATATTCTTCTTGAAGGTGATTTATCTTTTCTTACTTCCACTAACGATCTTGAATCTGATGGAGGTCTTGAAACAGCAGTATTTATAAGTTTATTTACTGACAGAAGAGCTAAAGATGATGATATTCTTCCTGATCCAAGAAGTGATGATAAGCGGGGATGGTGGGGTGATCTGGCAAAGCCGATTGAAGAAGGTGATCAGATTGGATCAAGACTCTGGCTTTTAGAAAGATCTAAAACAACTGAAAATATTTTAACATTAGGGAAAACATATATTCAGGAATCGCTTCAATGGATGATTGATGATCTTGTTGCTGATAGCATTGATGTTACTACTGAAAGGCAGGGAACTCCTGGTAATGATCGTTTTGTTTTTTCTGCAACAATAAAAAGAGGATCTGAAACAGTATTACAGGTTTCAATTAAATACGCTGATAAATGGGAGGTTCAATTCAATGCCATTTGATAGACCTACACTTGACACTCTGGTTGAAAGAATAAGCTCTGATATTGAAACAAGAATAACTGGAGCAAATTCTCTTTTAAGAAGATCGGTTCTTAAAGTTTTTACTCGTATTTGGGCAGGAGCTATACATCTTCTATATGGTTTTTTAGAATATGAAGCGGATCAATTATTTGCTTCATCTGCTGATACTGAAGACCTTGAAAACATAGCTGATGAATATGGTATTACAAGAAAAGCGGCCGCAAAATCAACAGGAGAAGCAGGAGCTACAGGCGGAAATGGGATTCTTATTCCTGAAGGAACTGAGCTTCAAACTGTTGACGGTGTTATTTATGAAACAACTGCTGATGTAACAACCGCTTTGGGAGTAGCCACAATATCACTTGAAGCACAAGAAGGCGGATCTGATGGAAATCAGGATGCCGGAACAACAGTAAGTTTTATAAGTCCTATTGCCGGAATTGATAATGATGCTACTGTTGATTCAGATGGTTTAATTGGCGGAACAGATGAAGAAACAGATTATGCTTTAAGGGAAAGGGTATTATCAAGAAAAAGATTACCTCCCCATGGCGGAGCTGATTTTGATTATGTTGCCTGGGCTTTAGAAGTTTCAGGAGTTACAAGAGCTTGGTCATTTCCTCTTTATCAAGGAGTTGGAACAATAGCATTAACATTTGTAAGAGATGATGATCTTTCAATTATTCCTACTGATGCTCAAAGACAGACAGTATATGATTATATTATAGAGCATGAAGATCCGGGTTCAGGAGAAACAGTCGGAATTCCGGTAACTGCTGAACCAGGATTTTTTGTACCGGCCTTAACAGAATTATCAGTTGATTTTGAAATAAATATAAATCCTAATACTTCAGAAGTTCAGGCTGAAGTTCAGGAACAACTTGAGGATTTAATTTTAAGAGATGGCGGACCAGGAAACACACTTTATTTGTCAAGGATTAATGAAGCAATAAGTCTTTCAGCAAATGAAAATTATCATACACTTGTTTCTCCAAGTTCTAATGTAAGTGCTACTGCTGCTCAAGTCCATGTTCTAGGAACAATTACTTTTGGGAGTGCTTAATTAATGGCCAAAGACTATTTTAAAATGTTGCAAGCTCTTCTTCCTCGCGGTTCTGCATGGAATCGAGATCCTGATTCTGTATTAAGCGAATTATTAAGAGGTATGGGAGATGAGCTTAACAGGCTTGATTCAAGATCAAATGATTTAAAAGTTGAAAGAGATACAAGAACGACTTCTGAATTATTGACTAATCATGAAAATGATCTAGGCCTTCCTGATGAATGTTCTCAAAGTGAAGAAACAATTCAGGAAAGAAGAAATCTTGCTCATTCAAAGTTAATTGCAAGAGGTCAACAGGATAAAGGATATTTTATTTCACTTGCAGCAGCTTTAGGCTTTACAGTTGATATTGTAGAATTCACTCCTTTCTGGAGTGGACTGGGAGCTTCAGGAGATGAATGTGGTGATCAAACAAATATATTTTATTGGCTTGTCCAGATTGAAGGAAGCGGAGAAATAATAGAGTTTATATCTGGTAGCAGTCAATCAGGTGATTCTTTAAAAAGGATTCCAGGCATTGAAGCATTAACATGCATGATTAAAAAATATAAACCGGCTCATACTTCAGTTAATTTTGAATTTGTTGGTCCGGAATTTAGTTCAGCATTTAATGAAGCCTTTGATTCAATGCCTTCTGAACTTGGATTAACTGGATCATTTAACGGATTACAATTTTCAAGTGCTTTTGACAGAAGAGAAGGCGGAGCTTTTAGTTTTAGAGAATTTAACAATGATTTTAATAAACCTGTATAAAGGAGGAAAAGATGGCTGATACACAACAGACAAGAGCAGCAATTTTAACACTTTTTGCTGATAATGTAACTGGGCAGATTTCTGCTCAAGATTTAAGGAATTTTGTAGTAACTATAATGGAAGCTGAATTTGCTTATCCAGGTGATTTCTGGAAACAGCCTGCTCCAGGTCAGATTACAACTGATAAAACCATAAGAGGTTGGATCGATTACAGCCAGATAGCCGGTGAAGATTTATCATTTGGTAATGTACTTTATCTGAACGCTTCAAATGTCTGGAAGAACGCAATGGTTTCAGATTCTACTGAAAATCCTGTTATGGGAGTTGCAGGGAATTCATATACATCCAATGACAGTCAGTGCCAGATATTAAGAAAAGGACTTGTTTATGATTCGGGATTATCTGCAAGATTTTCTGGCTTTATAGGAAGACCATTATATCTTCAGTCACATGGATCATACGGTTCTATATCTGTTACTATCACAACAAACAGTGTAGCACTTGTAGGAATTGTTGAAGGGGATGCTGTTTCTGAAATAACCAGTAGCAGATGGCGGTTCGATCCAGACTGGGCAGTTAAAGGAGAATAAAAGGAGGGGTTATGCATAGAACAGAAGGTACAAATCGCGAGATCGTTGGAGGAGTTGCTTTATTTACGGATGGTCCTCCGGGTACTACTGTTAATGATGATTGGCTCAATGCTGTTCAGGAAGAGATATCAAATGTAATTGAACAAGCAGGAATCACCTTACTTGATGCCAGTACTGATACAAGGAATCAGCTTTTTCAGGCATTGCTTCAGATATCTCCTATCCCAAGAGGATTTATTGATGGAATAATAACTGAAAATGATACTGATGCTGATCATGATATTAAATTTAATATTGGTAAATGCAGAGCAGATACTGATGATCTTACAATGAGTTTAACATCAGCTCTTGTAAAACAGATTGATGCAAACTGGGCAGAAGGTTCAAATCAAGGCGGTTTTCCTTCTGGTTTAGGATTAGCTATTGATACATGGTATCATTTATTTATTATAGGTAAGACTGATGGAACACTTGATGCCGGTTTTGATACAAGCTTAACAGCTTCAAATCTTATTGCTGATGCTGCTCCTTCTGGTTATTCAAAATATAGAAGGGTAGGTTCTGTATTAACTGATGGATCTTCAAATATTATTGGTTATTCTCAAAAAGGAGATGAGTTTTTATGGGATGCTCCTCCTGCTGACATTGCCACTGCTGTTCAACCTATTACAGCAGTTTCTTATACATTATCAACTCCTGATGCAGTTCAGACTTTTGCCATACAGAATTATCATGTTCAAGCTCCTGCCGGAGCTGCTGTTTATGTTACCTCACTTGATCAGGATGATGAAACTGCTGATGCTTCTGTTGGTAGGGCTTCAAGCAGAAGAGGTACTACAGAGCAGGCTGTTAATGGTAATATCAGAACTAGAACTAACACATCTTCTCAAGTTCGAGTGAGATCAAATCAGGCAAATACAACTATAAATGCAGCTACTGTTGGTTGGATTGATCCAAGAGGAAAGGATGCTGTTTAAAAAAGGAGGTAATAATGCCATATGTACTTAAAGAAAATGGAATTGTAGTAGGTGCTTTTGCCAGGAAACAATTTGAAGGTCAGGAATTCTTAAAAGATACTGTTGAAGCAGTTAAGGATTTTTATAAAAGCTTAAAAGATGTTAATAACGACAATGAAAAGATAAATAAAAGGATGAGAAAAATTGCAATTCGAGAATTGAAGGCTGATGGTGAATTGGCTAATGATTATCCTGAAGAATAATCATTCAAACAAATTATTATCTTCAGCAAGGGTGCAAATAGCATTGAAAAGGTTTGTTACTAAAATATCTGGCGTTTCTTTATTTGATCCGCCATTGCAGAAACACTTAAGAATGTTTACAGTAATTTCAAATGCTGTATCTTTTTGTTTTTGTGATAATGCCATGATTGATAAATAACATAATATATTTAATTGTAAATTATAATTTAAGGTTATTTTTATAATGAAAGATGTTATTTCAAGTTACCGCGATAAAGAAAGCACTATGAAGCAAGTGGCTTTTGATATGGGAATACCATATTCAACATTAATGAGAAAGTTAAATCCTGATGATAATTATCAATTAAACATCAATCAAATTGTACCATTAATATTAGCTACAGGAAGATATGATTTAATACATCATTTAAACAAAGACTTAAATCTTGTAGCATTTCCACTTAATATAGATGAATCTGATTTTAATATTAAGGGCATTGCTGCATTCACAAAAGAAACAGGAGAAGCTTTTGTGGAATTGAGCAAAGCTATGGCCGATAAAGTCATGACAAAAAATGAAGCTATTAAATGCCGTAAAGAATTAATGGATGTTGGAATTCACTCATTTAAACTTGTTAAAGAACTGGACACTATTATCTATGGGCGAGATTGAATTATTCTGGAATTCTGTTATTGAAAATAGCCTTGTTACCGGAACTGGTATTTGTGGAAGCAGTATGATTTTCTTATATTTTTTTTTAAAATATTTCTGGCCGGTGATAATAAAAGTAAAAAATGATATTTGTGATATGTTGAATATTCAAAGATCAATGATGATTCCAGAACTTGCTCCAATAACTGTTAATGAAATTGATAAAAGAATTGAACATCATGTTGCCAGTTGCCAATTAAATCATAATACCAGGATGAATAGTATGGAAGAAAAATTGACTGATTTTGAAAAGCTTATGGAAACCAAAGTGGATAGCTTCCATGATCTTGTAACTGAAAAAATTGGTAATATTGAAGGCACAATTGATTTAAAATTCCAAAATGTAAGCTTAATGGTTGATCAAAGAATTAACACTTTAGATCAAAATCTTGGAGCATTAAGTTCTCAGATTGATTCCCAGTTTGAAGATGGCAGTAAAAAATTCAAAGATATTGATAATTCATTAAAACTAATCGCTAAAATGATAAGAAAAAGGGATGAAAAAGATAATGTTTTATAAGCCAAAGAACTTTTCTTTGCAGGAAATGCTTCCTAGAGATTATTATAAGAGATATTCTTATGTAGGTGATAAGCTATGGGGAATCTTTGATGAACGCATTTTAAAGACTTCTCAGGCACTCAGGAAGCGATATGGGCCTATTATTATGAATACATGGCATATGAGCCCTGAAAAGAAAGCAAGGTATGGAAATCATCAATGGCGTGGTTTCAGGGACTGTTCCTGCACAATTGGAGCTTCAAGAAGTCAGCATAGGTTTGCCAGGGGAAACGATCATGTTTTTCTGAAAATTACTGCTGAAGAAGTTAGACAGGATATCCTTGCTGATCCATTTCATGAAGATTTTAAGTATATTACCTGTATTGAAGCTGAAGTTCCATGGCTTCATGCTGATTGCAGGAACTGGGATAAGGAAAATAATGGAATTTTAGTAGTTAATCCGTAAGGAGAAAGAATATGGGACTTGATCCAGTAACAGCAGTAAGTGATTTAATTAAAACCGGCTTGAATAAGTTTGTTCGAGATAAAGTTTCTGAAGATGTTATGGAAAAGATTGATAATAATTTTAAAATGCATGTCTTAACAGAAAGCAATAAAGAAAAAGGAGCATTCAGGAATTTTATTCTTGCTTATGAAGGATCGATTAGTGATTATAAAAATTTTAAATTCATTGGTCCGATCGTTGTTTTAGCTCGCGGATTAATCCGGCCTTTATTTACATATGCCACTGGCTACTGGGATTGGATATTCTTTTCATCAGATACTACAGAATGGGACCCATTAAAAATAAAACTTCTTTTTGCTATTAATTTGATTGTTCTTATTTTTTGGTTTGGTGAAAGGCTTTTGAAAAATACTGGAATTGCTGAAATACTTTTTAAAATGTTTCTTCCTGTTAAAAATGATTAAATAAAAACCCTGCCAAATTAATGACAGGGTTAATATTATTCACCCTTCTTTGTCCAAAACTTATAGTTAGGATTACAATCACTTTCTTTCCAGCGTACTGAAAAATCATTATGAATTCCTCTTTTACATAATCCTATGATATTATCTCCATAACTAAAACAGTTTGAACAATTCTTTATTTCTTTTGGTTTCCAGTGAACATATCCTTGACTTCTACAAAATCCGTAACCATGGCCATCTCTTTTTGAACCTATTTTGCAATATACTTTATCAGGAACATCATGGTCACAAGTAGCACAATGTTTTTTTAAGGGTTCATCTATGTCTTCAAAATGTTCTCCATCATTAGAACCTTGAAGTTTAACAGTAGCATCAGCATCATGACCAGCAAGAGTAACAACTGTTCTTATTTTATCAAAATTTGAAACATCAATATGAGCTGTATAATCAGCTTTTCTATCTTTAGCTAAATCAATTCCAAATGATGAAGCAAATTTTCTCCAATCTTTTAAAGTCAAACCATTTTCAGAGCATGATTGCTCTAAGCTAAAGAGCGGAAAGAAGTCCTTTTAGCTTTATTAGAAAACAAATACATTTCATCAATTGTAATTCCATGCTTATCTCTTGCTTCCTGTATTTCTGTAGCATGATTTACAAGAATATTATTCATAAGATCACGCCTAGATGTAGCAAGTGCCATTCTCCTTATTCCGCTATTATCATAAGGGCAAACAACAACAATAGGTTTATTAGTTTCATTGTCCCAAGCTCCTACAGCGTATTCGTAAAAATTGTACTTCAGTGCTTCTTTTTTTGTGATTTCATCATTCATTTTTTCTTCTCCTTTTGTGTTTGATTGACTTTCAAAATTGCATTCATTTAAAGTACAGTGAATTTTATATTCACTTCCAATTGTATTTATGGTATGATCTGAACCGTAAATATTTTTACATCCCCAACATTTCAAATTATCCTCCTTTCATTTTATAGAAGCTGAATCACAAGCTCCAGGATCATCTTCAGACCCTTCAATTTTAACAGACTTTTTTTCTTCAATAATAACTTCAAGGCGAGTTACATCAAACCATCTTGCCGAAACAAAATCTCCATCTGATTTAACCTCTGGCTGAAGTAAACATTGATCACATCCGGTTATATAAGAACAATATCCGGTAATTATTCCAGAAAATCCAGTGATCTTATCCTTTACCTTAATACCCATTTCAAACTCTTCATTCATATCAATTCCTCCACTTTTAGTTTTGCTTGTTCGCATTCTTCAGGCTGATTAAGTTGTTCATGAACATCCGCTTTCTTTATCCAAACTTTATAATCTGCCGGAAACTTATTAAGATAAGTATCATAAGCAGATAAAGCTTCTTCATACATTTTACGTTCAACATATAAATCTCCAATGATAACCAGGAAACCATCATATTCTTCTGTTTGCTTCATTACATCAACCATCATTTTTACACCGGCAAATACTTTTTCATCTTCATCAAGATTCATCATTATCCGGCCAAGATCAAATTGATAATCAAGGTTATCTGGATTCCTTTTAATAAGATTTTTATATGCTTTTTCAGCTTCATTAAAATTATTTGTAAAGGCATAGGCACATGCTAAACCGTATAAGCCAAATTCACGATCAGGAAATATTTCAACAGCATCTTTTAGGAGTAATAATGCTTCATCATATTTTCCTTCTTCCCTTCCAAGTTCCTGGGCTTTCTCAATTAAAGCATTATATTTAATTTCATTTTCTGATGCAGGAACATCCATCTTCTTTTTAGCATCCATAATATTCCTTTCTCTCATAATGGTTGTTGTTTCAAGAATAACTTGTGCCATTGCATAATTATTGGAATTAAAATCTTTATGATCAGGATTAAGCATTTTCTTTGCTATCAGCATAGGCCTTGCAAAGTTACCGGAATCAAGAAAAGCTTTTGAATCATCTAATGATAATGGTTCTTCTTTTAATTCCGGTTTTAAATATCGGATGTCTTTATCCTTCATATATTTTATGAATCGATTATAAGTTTTTTCAGTTGATTTCTTCAGTTTTATCGCTGATTTTTTAGCTGCAGTTAAAATATGCCTGCTTCTTTTTGTTCTTATCCTTACGTTCTTATCACTCTTTTTAAACTCTTCTATATTACCTACAATTCCTTTCATTAATTCTCTTGTCTGGATTGCTCTGGTTGCTCCGAATATAGCCAGATTAACAAGCGGAACTTTTTTAGAATATAATTGAGCTTTTTTGGTATAGGTTTCATTTTTGTCAAGAAGTCCCTGAAAGTATTTCATCCATTTATTGTCTCTGAGTTTCTTCTTTTTGTTCAGTGATCTATTTAATTTCGTTAATGTATTTAAAGCCTTTTCGCTCCATTTAATAATCTGGATCATATTATCAATGTCTTCTTTTAGAAGTGGAATTGCTTTTTCAATAAGTTCATCACCATCATCCGCAAATGAAAGATAAGGTTCAATAACTGTTTTATCAATTATATCTTTACAATATTTGTCAGTACAATAATGAAGAGTATGTTTTTTTGTTTTTGGAATATCAGCTCCGCCTTCAGTAGCATTATAAACAGTTATTCTATCTTCATATGATCTTATCAGACTTTCAAAGGCAGTTATAAATGAAGCCAGTCCAATATTTGTTATTACTAATCCGCCATAATATCCCGGCACATGCATAACCGGACCCATGGAATAAGTCTCATTATTCAATTTACATCTTGGATCTTTTACTTTCCAATCTATTAAGCCGGTAGCTTTATTAATTGTTACTTTGCCGGAAGCATCTGCCTGTTTACAATGGGATTCAGTTCCAACTGCCAAATCCTGCCCGGTAATAATAATTGGATCGCACCCTAAATGCTCTGCTGCACTTAAACAAAGATGAGCAACTGATCCGCCTTGCTGTAAAGATCCTTTCTCACTCATTACATTTACAGCTTTTCCTTCATATTCCATTTGCGGAGTTGATACTACAAACAAAGGACCTTGATACTGTTTCAATAATGGAGCATAAGTTCTGTTTAAAGCAATCAAGGGAACATCAGAATCCATTAATCCTTTAAAATGTCCCATATTTACTTCACCAAAATCAACAGTACAGATAAAATCTGGCCGGATATCATAGGCTAGAAGTATTCTGAGTGCCTGTCCTACCGCTATAATAACAGCTTTATCCTGAAATTCTTTTATAATGTGAATATTTTTTGATAATGAAGGACCAGTACTAACAAGAATAGCCGGTTTACCTTTATATAAATCTTTAATTTCACTTATTCCGCGATGTTTTATAAGGTATGGCATTGTAAGCACATCATTATCTGCTATCTGTTCACCGGCAGAAATAACTGTTCCGGTATTACATTTAAACTGGTTTATTAATTCCAATACAAGATTGATTGTTTCAAGATATTCCATTCTTTTCTGAGTGTAATTTTCAACCATTAAATGCCAGTCTTCAACAACAACCAAACCTTCAATAGAGCTTATTAATTCAATTACCCAGTCTCTTTCTGCCGGAATGAAAATAACTTTTCTTGTAAGAATTTCTTTGCTTAGATCAGCAGTCCCTAAGAGATGTTTTAATAAATTTCTGTTATGTTCTATCACTATGATTTTATGTTTTTCTTCACACTCTCTTAATATTCTATCAAGAGTAAATCCAAGGCCGCATCCTATTATTACAGTAACATCCGAATCATGAAATTTAAAATCTTTGAGCTTTTCTTTTGTGCCTTCAACCGGATCATCCATATCATACAGGGCTGTTCTTTTCTTCCCTTCAATATAGAGCATATTATTTTTAATAATTTCATACCATGTGGCCGGTTCTTCATTTTCATTAATCCAGGTATGCATAGCTTCATTTACTTCAAGTAGAGCATCAAGATTCTTTTTTAACATAGAAATTCTCCTTTATAAGTTCAGTACATAAAAGGCAAACATTTAAAAAGCCTAAGTTATCATTGATCATTCTTCCAAGAGCACCTGAAGCGGATGTGTAAAATCCCCTATAGTTACGACAATCTTTATTTTCACAAGGATAAAATTCATTGTCTTTGATCATTTTAATCTCCTATTTTACATTTGGCCGGTTTTACAAAAGTATGAAAGCCTGCATCTATACTCATTGATAAACCTACATAACCAGCTTGGAAAAAGTTACAATCCCTTCTGCATTTATTATCTTGGGTAAAGGGGCAGAATGATTTTAAAAATTCTTCAGTACTCTTATCAGCTTGTTCCTGCTTTATTTTTTTTCACGTTCTAAACTGATTTTTTTTATCAGTTTCTTTTTTGTCTTTGAAATGCTTGATTATTTTTTTAATCATTTTTCCACTCCTCTTTTAAGATTCCATAAACAGTAACATCTTCATAATCTCCATCTAAATATACAGCTTCTCTGAATTGTCCTTCAGCATCCATTCCTAGATTAGTAGCAATTTTATTCATACCAACATTTATAGAAGCTGTTCCTGTCCATATCCGGTTAAGATGAAGCTTATTAAATCCATGATCTATTAAAAGCCTTAAAGCTTCAGTTCCATATCCTTTGCCCCAATAATTTTTATCTCCTAAGACTATAGCAAATTCCGCTGAACGATTGATCCAGTTAAATGATTGAAGTGAGATATTTCCTATCCAAATGCTAGCGATTTTATGTGTGTCAAATTCTGTAATTTTCTGACTAAGCATTACCTTCCAAACAATTCTTTCTTTACTGTCAATCTCGTTCATGAAAGATTCTTTTTGTTTTTTAGTATAAGGAAATAATCCATGAGAATTATATTTAGTAACTTCCTGATCATAGAACCACGAATTATAAGTTTCATCATTTAAATCTTCTTCCAAAAATGGACTTACAAACAATCGATCTGTTTCATAGATTTTTATCATTTTTATTCTCCTTGCTATATTTCTTATAATCTCTTTCAATATATTTAGCTACTTCATAAGCATATTCATCCATTTGATTTCCAAGTTCAGATGCCTGAATCCAGGGTTCATTATAGAATCTGAATTTGACACCATGTCTTAATACAAATCTTTTTAAACGGTACTGAGGAGCTAAAGGCATATGAGATATTAAAAGAATGATCCATCCCCACCATTTAGTTTTTACTTGTGCTATTGGTCTTGTCATTTAATTCTTTTAACCTTTTTTCAAGTTCATGACATGCATAAGGAATTTTAAAAGTTTTAGCAAATTCTTTGAACAGAATTATTAATACTCTTCTTAACTCCTTGAATTCTTCATTCAATGTCATATCATCTCCTTCAACTGTTCAACAGTTAGCCAGTCAGTGTTATTGTCACTTGAATAACTCTGATAAATAGGTTTGAATACATCCTGATTAAGAACAAGATAATCTTCACAGTCAATCATATGTTCAGCTTCTTCTTCAGATATTAATGTTTCATGAATCTTTTCTCCTGGTCGGATGCCGGTTACTTTAAAATCAACACCTTCTTCAATGACAGGAAGAACATCAATATAATGATTTCTTCTTATAGCATCAGCCAGATCCATAATTCTCATTGAAGGCATTTTAGGAACAAATATTTCTCCGCCTTTCATATCTTCAATCCGGTTAAGGA